CTCGTGGAAAATCTAGTACATATGGGATAGATCCAGGACCTTAACAGGAGAAAGCCAATTGAAGAAACTATTAGTAATAGCACTAACTGCTCTAGCGTTTGTCGTAACAGGCTGCGCAAATCAAGGGATTTTTGTTCCACCCGCGGAGTGTGTGGATGCAGATTCTGTGATTTTAGCGAAATTTCCGAACCCGACTGGGCTGGACAAGGCGCTCCTTGGTGTGCAGCTTGTCGCACTTTCAGAAATCGAAGGCTACACCAAAGAAGACGCTATCGCCGTTCTAGACGACTTGCAGAGCTTTCTAAAAGGTGGCATTACATATGCCGATGCCGTTGAACTAATTCAAAACAAACTAAACATAGCTAATTCGTTAGCAGGTGGGGCGATCTTTATAGTAGGTGTTGACATATCCGTCCTATCTTCCGGAGTTACTATCTCAGAGTGCGATCTAAAACTGATTGATATGCACGTCGAAAGACAGAAACTTCTGATTCAAATTTATAACGAAGGCTAAACAAGGAACATCATGGCAGTCGAAATAAGCCGTACAGACATTATCGATACACATATAATAGAAACTGTTGACCCGAGGCGCTTCTTAAAAGTCCCGATCAGTAAATATCTTGACTTACTAGGCATCGAACCTATTGCGTCTCAAATAGCAGTTATAAACGCGATTAATAATCCTAATTACCGTTTCATATGTGCGGCTCTGTCTAGACGCCAAGGCAAAACATACATTGCTAATATTATAGGGCAGATAGTTAGTTTAGTACCTGGTTGCCAGATACTTATAATGTCCCCTAACTATTCCCTTTCTCAAATCTCCTTTGAATTGCAGCGGGGTCTCATCAAACAGTTTGACCTCGAAGTTACAAAGGACAACGCAAAAGATAAAGTTATAGAACTTAAAAACGGTTCTACAATACGGATGGGTTCCGTTAATCAGGTAGACAGTTGCGTCGGAAGATCATATGACCTAATTATATTTGATGAGGCCGCACTGTCAGATGGTGAAGACGCCTTTAATGTCGCTCTTCGTCCGACTTTGGACAAGCCCAACTCTAAGGCGATCTTCATTAGTACACCCCGTGGTAGAAACAACTGGTTCTCTAGATTCTTTCAAAGAGGATTTACTCCAGAGTTTCCTTCGTGGTGTTCTATTAGAGCCACATACCAAGACAACCCAAGAATTTCCGAAGATGACATTGAAGAAGCTCGTAAGTCTATGTCTCATGCTGAGTTCCAGCAAGAGTATATGGCTGACTTCAATACCTTCGAAGGACAGGTTTGGAACTTTAATTTCGAGACTTGTGTAGATGACTTATCTAAATTTGAGGTAGGCCCCAACATGGACGTGATCGCTGGCCTGGACATAGGTTTCCGCGACTCTACCACATTGGTTATAATTGTCTATGACTGGGATACTGGTAAATATTACTTAGTTGACGAGTACAAAGAGGCAGAAAAGACTACCGAACAGTATGCTAAGGCAATTAAGGAAAAGATGGACAAGTGGAACGTAGATTACGCTTTCATTGACGCCGCAGCTCAGCAAACAAAATTCGACTTTGCGCAACTGTATGATATTTCTTGTACTAATGCTAAGAAGTCCGTTAATGACGGTATAGGATTCGTAGCCTCTATAATAGACAATAATAAACTTATGGTGGAGGCTTCATGTAGTCACTCATTATATGCGCTTGATCAATATCAATGGGATCCTAACCAAAATCTAATTAAAGAAAAGCCTGTTCATAACGAAGCTTGTCACGTTGCCGATAGTTTGCGCTACGCGATTTATAGTTATGAGACGAGTTGTACTGGATTTTAGCGAACCTGGTTAAAAATTTTAGTTGACTTGCATCTATACCTAACGTATAATTACTTAAATAGGAAAAAAATAAATGGCAGACCTGAAGCGTTTACCAGTTAAATACATAAGAGATCTGGCAAAATCAGATTATCAGAAAGACACGGAGTGTAGAATATGTGGAGAAGTTGAAGACCTAGAGTTTCATCACTTTTATTCTGTCTCTGAGCTATATAAGAAATGGCTGAAAAAGAATAAATTAAATTCAGATGACGTATTAGAACATAGAGAAGACTTCATAGCGGAACACCATAAAGAAATGTATGATGATACAGTAACCTTATGTTCCTTCCACCACAATGATGATCTTCATAGAATTTATGGCAGAAATCCCGCATTAGGCACGGCTAAAAAGCAGATGCGTTGGGTGGAGAAACAAAGGGCTAAAAATGGGCTGGCTTAAAAGACTGATCGATCAAAAAGTTGAAGAGAAGCTAAATGAGTCTCAGTACTTAATAGCTGCAGCGGAAGGCACTAACATCTCTACTAGAGAGGATGAGATGACCTACTGTAAGCAATATGAGTCGATCGAGGTTGTTAACCGTGGCGTTAACATGATCGTAGACGATGTTGCCGAAATCCGCACAGCTGTAGGTGAAGCTTTAAACATCGACCCGGTCAGAAAAGGTGTTAGAAAAGCTACAGTTATAAAGCTTCTAAACCATCAGCCGAACCCCTTCCAAGATATTAACTCGTTTAGACGCAATCTCATTGTTGACTTTGTTATAGACGGGAATATCTTCATTTATTTTGATGGTGCCCATCTATACCACCTTCCTGCGTCAAATGTTACTATTACCCCAGACCCCCATACTTTTGTAGACTACTACGAGTATAACGGGTTGGTAAAGTACTCCCCTTCCGAAATTATACACATAAAAGAAAACTCATTTTTCTCTATATACAGAGGCATCTCTAGACTCCGTCCAGCTGACCGTACCATGAAGCTGTTGACTAACATGAGAAGCTTCCAAGATAACTTCTTTAAAAACGGAGCTGTCCCTGGACTGGTTCTAAAATCTCCTAATACTCTTAGTGAGAAAATTAAAGAAAGAATGCTTGCGTCTTGGCAACTACGTTACAATCCTACTGGAGGAGGTAAACGCCCTCTTATACTGGATGGTGGCATGGAGCTAGATAGTGTAGCTAAAGTTAACTTCAAGGAGCTGGATTTCGAAGACTCCATTAGCTCTAACGAAGTTACAATTTTAAAAGCGTTGGGTATCCCACCAGTTCTACTGGACGGCGGAAACAACGCAAACATCAGACCGAATCACAGATTGTACTATCTTGAAACAGTACTACCAATTGTTAGAAAGATCAATTTCGCAATCGAACATTTCTTCGGTTTTAAGTTAAAAGAAGATGTGGCAGATGTTCCAGCTCTACAACCAGAATTATCAGAACTAGCATCATATCACGCAACTTTAGTTAATGGGGGAATTATTACAGCAAACGAAGCCAGAGAAGCCTTAGGCAAAGAGCCTAAAGACGGGCATGACGACATTAGAATCCCTGCTAATATTGCAGGAAGTGCCGTAAACCCCGACGAAGGTGGAAGGCCCGAAGGGAGTAAAGAATGACACAAAAAACAAAAATACTAAGAACCCTGACTCTGTATTTTATGGAGAAAGGGGAGATCATGACTAACCGAGAGTACAAGAAACAGGATGATAAACCTATTAAGTCTAGCAACGTTATCCGTGTACTCGGGTCATGGGGAAGAATTCCTAGAATGATCAAAAAGAATTATCCGGTTGAATATGCCTTGATCATGGGAGAAGGCGAAGAAGCAAAACAAGATGCCGCAGACAAGGTAATCAAAGAAGCAAACAAAGAAGTAGAAATTACAGAGCCTGTCAATTTCCAAAAAGGAAAAGAAGAAAGAGAAGAGGCTAAGAAGCCGGTTAAACCGGTGATTAAGGGAAGTGAAAAATGAAGAATAAACTATTTCATTTTGCAACAGCCTTTAAAGCCAAAGAAGATGATGATGGCACTATTAAAATTGCCGGTATGGCAAGTACTAGTGACACTGACCGAGCCGGCGACGTAGTACTACCATCGGCCTGGACTAGTGGAACAAAGCACTATGAGAAGAACCCTATAGTACTTTTCAACCACAACTATTCCAAACCTATCGGTAGAGTTAGTAGTATTTCTATATCTGACAAAGGTCTAAGCGTAGAAGCTAAAATCTCTAGTGCTGATAAAGAAATTCAACAGCTTGTTAAAGATGGAGTGCTTAGCACATTTTCTGTTGGTTTTATGATAAAAGAAGCGGATTACTTAGAGGAAACTGATGGTTTCCTTATTAAAGAAGCAGAACTATTTGAGATTTCCGTAGTTTCTGTTCCTTGTAATCAGGAAGCTACATTTTCCGTAGCTAAATCGTTCGATAATGAACAAGAGTATAAAGAATATTTAACAACATTTAAACCAGCCGAAGAGCCAGCTGATGATTCAGCAAAAGCTCCTGAAGCAGCTGGAACGGCAGACGACGATAACTCGTCCAAAATGGAGAAAACAATGCTTACACCTGAAGAAATTGCACAAATGGTAAAAGACGCGGCTGAGAAAGCTGCCCACGAAACTGCTAGTCGTATGGAAGTAGAGGCTAAAGAGAAAGCAGAGAAAGACGCTGCTGAAGCTGAAGCTGCTGCTGAAGCTAAGACTAGATTAGAAATGGAAGTTAAAACCAGTGCTGAGAGAATCACTGAGGAGCTAGAGAAGCGCTTCGCAGAAAAAGAGACTCTCTACGCTAAAGACTTGGCTGATCTGAAAGAAGATCTAGCTTCCAAGGCTTCTGAAATCGAAGCTATTCAAAATTCCAAACGCACCTTTGGTGATCGTGGACAAAACGAAGAAAAGATGTATAAAGAAGCAGAAGATGCTTTTATTGTAGGTCTTTCTACTGGTAAAGGTTGGAATACTAAGATCGGTACTCAATTCCTTGAGAAAGCTGCTAATACCAATACTGGTACTCGCGTTCCTTCTAGCGAATACTATGAGACAGAAGTTAGCACTAACATCGAGCGCGACATTGAGCACGCACTTGTTCTTGCTCCTATGTTCCGTGAGATTCAAATGCAAGCTGCTAGCATGGTGTTCCCAGTGCTACCAGACGCAGGATACGCAGAATTCTCGGGTACTCGTAATGCATTAGCTCAAGGTTCCGCTCCTAATGGTAACCTCTCTGAGCGCGGTGATGCTTATGATCCTGCGAATGCTGGTGGTGTTGACTTGACCCAACGTATTCTTTCTACTAAGA